ATAGATCATTGGAACAATGAAGTTGATGGCTTAAAAGGCGACCAGGATGCTTTAAATGAGCTCTATCGGCAGTTTCCGCGTACAGAGGAACACGCTTTTAGAGATGAAACACAAAATAGCATATTTAATCTTGCAAAAATATACGAACAGATAGATTACAACGATGACGTATATTCGTCTGCGGGTGTAACGCAAGGAAGCTTTAGCTGGGCAGATGGCATCAAAGATAGCAAAGTAGTATTTAATCCAAATCAAAACGGGAGGTTTAAAGTTAGCTGGGTTCCACCTACAAATCTTCAAAATCGCGTAATAGAGAAAAGAGGGGTGCTTTACCCTGCTAATGAACATATTGGTGCATTTGGCTGTGACTCATACGACATATCAGGTACAACAGATGGTAAAGGATCAAAAGGCGCTTTACACGGGTTAACTAAATTTAATATGGACGAAGCCCCTTCTAATATGTTTTTTCTTGAATATGTTGCACGGCCACAAACAGCTGAAATGTTTTTTGAAGACGTGCTAATGGCATTGCACTTTTACGGCATGCCAATACTTGCAGAAAATAATAAACCTAGATTATTGTATTATTTAAAGCGCAGAGGTTATAGAAAGTTTTCAATAAACAGACCTGACAAGGTATTTAATAAATTATCTGCTGCTGAAAAAGAAATTGGCGGAATGCCGAACTCAAGTGAAGATATCAAACAGGCTCATGCAGCGGCAATAGAGTCTTATATACAAAAGTATGTAGGTTTACAGCAAGATGGCTCATATGGCCAAATGTATTTTAACGCTACACTAAACGACTGGGCAAAATATGATTTAGCTAAAAGAACTAAGTTTGATGCTGCGATAAGTTCGGGGCTTGCTATTATGGCCTGTAATAGGCACATGTATGCTCCTAATCAAGAAAGACAAAAAATAAGCTTAAGTTTTAATATAGCTAAATATAAAAACGAAGGCATAAAATCAAAACTAATAAAAAATTATGGCTGAATCCGTTTCAAAAAGTCATTTTCCAAGTCAAGCGCTTAGCGATATTGAAAAGGCTGGCTCAGAGTTTGGGTTAAGCGTGGCTAAAGCAATTGAGCATGAATGGTTTAAAAGAGATTCATCAGGCAATCGTTTTTATATCAATCAGAATTCTTATCATAAGTTAAGATTGTATGCGCGCGGTGAGCAGTCCGTGCAAAAATATAAAGATGAATTATCAATTAATGGTGATCTGTCTTATCTTAATTTAGACTGGAAACCAGTTCCAATTATACCTAAATTTGTAGATATAGTTGTTAATGGTATGGCCAATAGAACTTATGATGTAAAAGCATATTCACAAGATCCATTTGGCGTTGAGAAGCGTACGCAATATATGGAAAGCATACTCCGTGATATGCAAGCAAAAGAGCTCGACGCTTATATACAGCAAGAGTTTGGTATAAATACACAGGAAAGCGGATTAACCGATTTACCGGCTAATCAAGAAGAATTAGATCTTCACATGCAGCTCAGCTACAAAGAGGCTATAGAAATTGCAGAAGAACAAGCAATTACAGTTACTTTTGAAAAAAATAGATACGAGCTCACTAAAAAGCGTTTTTATTACGATCTAGCAGTATTAGGTATAGCTGCTGTGAAAACAACATATACAAATTCCGAAGGTATTAAAATAGAATATGTTGATCCTACGAATTTAGTTTATTCATATACGGAGTCACCTTATTTTGATGACGTGTATTACATAGGGGAAATAAAAACAATACCATTAAACGAATTAAAAAAGCAATTTCCTGATTTAACAAACGAAGAATTAGAAAAGCTTAATTCAAAAGGGTACTCAAACTATAAAGCCTATAATAAGTTTAACCCTGATTCAAATAAAAGCGATATTAACACAGTAGATGTATTGTATTTTAATTATAAAACATTTCATAATGAAATTTATAAATTAAAGAATACAGCTACAGGCGCGGAAAAGATTATAGTAAAAGACGAAAACTTTAACCCGCCAGTTGACCCTAGAGCCAGGTTTGAAAGATTAGCTAGAAATATTGAAGTACTTTATGAAGGTGCATACATACCAGGTGCTAATGTATTATTAAAATGGCAGCTATGTGAAAATATGTTGCGTCCGAAAAGTGATGCTGCGAAAGTTAGAATGAATTATTCTATAGTTGCGCCAAGAATGTATAATGGCCGTATTGAATCATTGGTTAGTCGCATTACTACGTTTGCTGACATGATACAGCTAACTCACTTAAAGCTGCAACAAGTAATGTCACGTATGGTTCCAGACGGTGTTTATTTAGACGCTGATGGGCTTGCTGAAATAGATTTAGGCAATGGCACAAATTACAATCCACAGGAAGCATTAAATATGTTTTTCCAAACTGGTTCTGTAATTGGTAGATCCTTTACGTCTGACGGCGATATGAATCCAGGTAAAGTACCTATTCAAGAGATTAATTCAAATAGTGGCAGCAATAAAATAGCTTCGCTTGTAAGTACATATAACTATTATTTACAAATGATGCGGGATGCTACAGGCTTAAATGAAGCAAGAGACGGGACGTCACCAGATCCAAAAGCATTGGTAGGTGTACAAAAGTTAGCGGCTGCAAATAGCAATACTGCCACGAGACATATATTGCAAAGCGGTTTATTCTTAACTGCGGAAACAGCTGAAAAAATATCGCTGCGCGTTGCTGATGTAATTGAATACTCACCAGCTAAAGAAGCATTTATACAATCAATTGGTATTCACAATGTAGCAACACTAGCGGAGCTTAGCGAGTTACATTTGCATGACTTTGGTATATTTATTGATTTGATGCCAGACGAAGAAGAAGCTCAAAAGCTTGAAAATAATATACAAGCAGCATTAAGCGCTGGTCTTATTGAACTAGAAGACGCTATTGATTTACGGGAAATTAAAAACGTACAGTTAGCAAATCAAATGCTAAAAATACGTAGAAAGAAAAAGCTTGAGCGCGATCAACAAATGCAACAGCAAAATATTCAAGCACAATCACAAGCTAACGCTCAGGCGCAACAAGTTGCTGCGCAAGCAGAGGTTCAAAAGCAGCAGGCTTTAACAGCACAAAAAGCAGAGCTCAAACAGTTAGAGTCGCAGCTTGAAATGCAAAGGCTAGCAAACGAAGCGCAGCTTAAGAAAGACTTGATGCAGCTTGAATTTCAAATGAACATGCAACTAAAAGGATTGGAAGTTGAAACCGCTAAGTCTGCTATTAAAGAAAAAGAAGATCGTAAAGACGAACGAACAAAAATACAAGCATCGCAACAGAGTGAGCTAATTAATCAAAGAAAAAACAATTTACCACCAAAAGCATTTGAATCTGCAGGAAATGATATACTTAGTGGTGATTTTGACTTAGGTTCTTTTGAACCCAAGTAATGTATAGTGTATAATCTTATAATATTTTATTATGTCTGAAAAATTTGAAGATGGAGTACACAAAGTTGATTTAAGTCAACCGCCTGCAAGTGAACAAAAACAAGAAGAAGAAAATGCCGTTCAAGAACAAGAACCAGAGGGCAGCGTGCTACGCGGAGATGAACCGGTTGAAGAAACAGGGGAAAAAGCCGAAGTGGAATTGCCAGAAGTGGGACAAGAAAACCAAGAAGAAGCTGAAGAAGTAATTTTAGAAGAGCTTCCAGAAGTTGAAGAAGAGCAAGAAGAAACTATTAAAGAAGTTGAAGATCTTGCTGAAGAAGTTGAAGAAGCATTTCAAAAAGAAGAGGAGCAAGGTATAGAGCTTCCTGAAAATATTCAAAAGGTTGTTGATTTTATAAACGAAACAGGCGGTACGCTTGAAGATTATGTAGCATTGAATAAAGATTACTCTAGTACAGATGATCTTGCGCTACTTAGAGAATATTACCAACAATCAAAACCGCATCTATCATCTGAAGAAATTGACTTTCTTATTGAAGACAAATTTACATTTGACGAAGAAGTTGACGATGAAAGAGATGTAAAAAGAAAAAAATTAGCATTCAAAGAAGAAGTAGCAAGCGCTAAATCTGAGCTTGAAGGGCTAAAAAACAAATACTATGAGGAAATCAAAGCTGGATCTAAGTTAACACAGGATCAACAAAAGGCTGTTGACTTTTTCAATAGATATAACAAAGAAAACGAAGAAACATCAAAAATAGCTGAAAGACAAAAGTCTGTGTTTTTACAAAAAACCGAGCAAGTTTTTAATGACCAATTCAAAGGTTTTGAATATAAGGTTGGAGACAAGCGGTATAGGTTTAATGTAAAAGACGCGGGTGAGGTAAAATCAGAACAAAGCGACATTAATAATTTCATTAGAAAGTTTCTAAACGAAGACAATACTATGAATGACGCTAAAAACTACCATAAGTCTTTATTCACAGCTATGAATGCTGACACAATTGCAAATCACTTTTATGAGCAAGGCAAAGCCGATGCAATGAAAGATAGTATGAAAAAAGCAAAGAACATTAATATGGACCCGAGAGGGGTTTATACAAAAAGTAATGATCCGAGCGGTTTTAAAGCAAGAGCGTTAGTTGGTGATGATACTTCTAAAATTAAACTTAAACTTAAAAATTACTAAAAATGGCAATTACTTTTCAAGGAACTGAAGCCCTTCCAGTAAAAAAGGCTTTAGCTTCTAATTACTTAAACTTTACAGACGGTACTAATGACTGGTCTCAGCAGTACCTTCCTGAATTATATGAGCAAGAAGTAGAGCGATATGGAAATCGTTCTATCTCTTCTTTCCTACGTATGGTAGGTGCTGAAATGCCTATGGCTTCTGATCAAATCGTTTGGTCTGAGCAAAATAGACTTCACCTTTCTTACGGAACTGGATCTGACAACACTTGTGTTATTACAACTGCTGCTTCAGGTTTGGTTACTATTGCTGCCGGTCACGCTATTCGCGTAGGTCAGTTGGTTATTATTTCTGATGGAACTACTACCACTAAAGGTTATGTTTCTGCAATCCCTTCTTTGCCTACAGATAGCACTACGCTAACTGTTCTTCCTTATGATGCTGCTAATTTAGACACTAATTACAATGATGGGGCTCAAATCAAGCTTTTTGTATTTGGTTCTGAGTTTGCAAAAGGACAAAGCGGAATGCAAGGCGATACAATCTCTCCTTCTTTCAGTACTTTTACAAACAAGCCTGTTATCATTAAAGACAAGTTTGAAATCTCAGGTTCTGATTCAGCTCAAATTGGCTGGGTAGAAGTATCTGGTGAAGCTGGGCAGTCTGGTTACCTATGGTATATCAAGGCTGAAGGTGAAACTCGTACTCGTTATGAGGATTATCTTGAAATGACACTAGTTGAGTCTGAAAAAGGCGGAGCTGGAAACACTGTTGATTCTGTTCTTGGAACAGACGGAGACGCTGTTGGTACAGAAGGTCTTTTTTCTGCTATTGAAACACGTGGACATACCGCTACTATGTTTGATGGCGCAGTTGCTGATACTACTGTTGATGTGAGCGATCTTATTGCTAAACTAGATGCTCAAGGAGCTATTGAAGAAAATATGTTCTTCCTTAACCGTGAGCGAAACCTAAAGCTTGACGACTGGCTAGCTTCTCAAAACTCTTACGGGAGTGGAGGTACTTCTTACGGGGTATTTGAAAACAGCGAGGATATGGCGTTGAATTTAGGCTTTTCTGGTTTCCGCAGAGGTTCTTATGACTTCTACAAAACCGACTGGAAATATTTGAATGACGGTCAAACTCGTGGATTTATCAATGACATCAAAGGCGTGCTAGTACCTGCTGGTACTTCATCTGTATATGATCAAGTAATGGGCAAGAATATTCGCCGACCATTCCTTCACGTACGTTACCGTGCTTCTGAAGCTGATGATCGAAGAATGAAGTCTTGGGTTACTGGATCTGTAGGTGGAGCATCTACAAGCGATCTAGACGCAATGGAAGTACACTACTTATCTGAAAGATGTTTAGTTGTACAAGCTGCGAACAATTTCGTATTGTTTAATGCATAATATTTTTTAAAGCTTGGGGGTGCTAATACGGCACCTCCGGCTTTATTTTAATTTTTTTATTTTATTATATCATGGCAAAAAAAGAAAAAGCAGTAGCAACTGCTCCCAAGTGGGAAATTAAAGACCGAATTTATAAACTTAAAAACGGTAAAACACCAATTACACCAACAATTCAATCAAGAAATCTGTATTGGTT